AACTGGTGCAAACATCAAAATAAGAACAATAAATGAAACGGATTTCATGGGTGGCCTGTCCTAAATGCAAAGACTATACAGACCAAAAAGTAAGAAGATCAGACCGCAATTCAAAACACGTTATTGTAAGACGTAGAGAATGTTATGAATGTGGTCATATCTGGCACACTATTCAATATCCAGAAATGATTGTAGAGGATATAAAAGCAAAATATACATTATGTGAATAGTCGGGATATGGATCGGCTCTTCGCTAACCGCCTTGCCTTTCCCTGTGTTGCATAGGGTGTTGTATAGCTTTCAGACTTGCTTTGCATTAGTCATCAGGCTTCCCGACTCATAATTCATTCAATGCACTTTCAAGTTGAAAAACAACTCTTGAAATAATGCCAGCATCAAGATGTTCTCTTGAGATACCAGAACCCTTAGTTGATGGGTTCTTTTTTAAAAACTGTCTGAGCCTATGGGCATCTTCAGCTTTGATGTTAAGAAAAATGTTCATGTAGTTTTGAAATACACGAAGTTGTAATCTCTTACATCTAGATATTAACCCTTAAATCAATGGATCATCAAATTCTGGGATGTTAGCTGTATAGATAACATCATCACAATTTTTTATTTCTAAGTTGATGAGAGCAATTTTTTCTATTGCTGCAATTACTTCTGGTCTTGTCCTTTTGTCACAAAGGTAATCAATAAACTTTTCTTCTTCTTGTTCAAGAAAAGCTTTTTTAAATTGATATTCAAGACTCATTTTCTAAATCCAAAACACGTTGTAAGGGAATTGCGGCACATTGAGGAATTAAGCCGTTTCCGAGGAGCTTAAGTCGGTTTGCTCGATTTGTGAAAAGTTCAGAGGTAGACCCATCATCAGTTCTACAAATTGCGGGTTTAACACCATATTTTCTCCAGTTTGGGTTACAGAATCGGGTAGGAGCGGGCCATAACCCCTTTCTTTGTATCCTTTTGCTTGTCTTCCCTTGTAATCCCTTCTTGTTGGAGTTGGCAAAATCTCTGTTTCTTGCAATGAGCCACCATCTGTCTCTGTGATGACAAGCTCCGACATAATCACTTGCTCGAAAAGTTGCCCAGCTCGCATCATACCTTGCCTTGGAAAGCTCTCCGAGTACAGTTCCCATTCCGTTATTAAGGATCGCTGCCACGTTCTCCAAGATGACGTATTTGGGTCGAACCAAGCATACGACTCGCATGAGTTCGTAAAAAAGACCTGACCTTGTTTCTTTGGTAATCCCAAGCCCCTTTCCAGCTGTGCTGATGTCGGTACATGGAAATCCTCCAACAATAACTGAAGCTGAGTGCAGTTCTGGTTTGTAGGTTTTGATGTCGTCATGGATAGGAACAGTAGGCCAATGTTTTTTCAATACTTTCTGACAGTATGAATCAATTTCAACAAATTGTATTGTTTTATAACCGCCAACAAGTTTTTCAGCAGCGTAGGAGAAACCTCCACCGCCACTGAATAAATCAATTATTTTAAGATTTTCACCCATTGTATTTCCACTCCTGTTGCTTTTCAAAGATAAAAAGTTCATGGCTTACATGAATGTATTTATCTCTGAATGTTTTTTGGAAGTCCTCATCTTCAATAAGAATGTCAAGCATAACTCTTGCGACAATTTTTTCTTTGACATTTCGTGAATACATTTTCTTAAAAGTCATCTTGAATAATTCAACATCACCTTTAATGATTTTGTGCATTTCATCTTTAAATTCCTGCTTTACGGCAAGCTGCGTAAGATGTCTTGCCTCTTCAATGTCGGGAGTAACTACAGCCTCTGTGATAAGGGCTTGAGCAAGTTTTAGTCTTTGATCTTTGTTCATTACTTTACCTCCTTTATTCCAAACACTTTTTTAAGGGAACTAAACCCTGTGTTTGAATACATGGTATAGACTTGACCATCTGGATAAATACCAAGAGTGATAAATTTCCAGTTAAAAATACAATTAAAATAGCAATCAAATTCCACACCTTTGAGATTTATTGCTTCTTGCTTGATCTTGATTGCTAGTAATTCTGCAACGCTATAGTCTGGGCTTAGTGATTTGAATTGAGTTTTCATTTGAATCCTTTGCGAAGTCTGAATAATCAGCCGATCTCTCGACCTCATATTTAAATAATACATGAATAATATATATATGTCCACCCTTGCCCTGTAAGTTTATCTAAATGTTATGGATCTGTAACAATATCTTATAGGACTTGACAGGACAACATAGTGCATTTAATATTAAGTCATGGCTGAGAGGCCGTTCTTCGTTGAGGTTTTTATGAAAAACACAAAAACAGTTTGGGCAATGAACGCAAAAGGCTTTGAGCATTGCGGTAATTGTTTCAAAGCAAAAGTGCTTGATGACAGCACAATGCACAGACCAGCTAGAAAAGGCTTTGTCTGGTTGCAGCAAGTATCAACACCTAAAGCACCAGTTGTCGGTGATGCTTGGATTACTGAGTGGCAGATCAAACCTGATTGCTTCTTAACAGATCAGTATGTGTTGGGGTTATAAAAATGACCTCTACACCTAAAACACAAGCTGAAAAAGATCAGCACAAAAGAGACAGATTCAAAGCTCTCTTTGTTCAAAGAGTTAACGCTTTAGTTATGAGACACAAGCAACTCTTGAACCTTGCTAACCAGAGCAACTACAAGTTTACTGAAGATGAAGCAAAACAAGCAGTCAGACTTTATGAACTAATGCTTGATGGAGCAAAAGAAAAATTCACAGATGTTGAATCTTATCCACTAATCAAAATTCAATTCGATCAAACGGAGCTTGACTAATGAGAAACTTTTTCCTAATACTCGCTGGCATGGGGTTGTTTTATACAACCCTCTCTGGAACTCTATACGACATGACAGTTGCAGATTGTAATGCTGGTATCGAACTCGCCTGTAAGGAGTTACAGAAATGACTTTTGAAATGAAACGTATGCAGCAAAGGCTTGCTGACCTTGAAAAAGGTTACAAAGAACTTTCTTTCTGGCATGACCAATGGAAAAAAATTCACATGATTACAAAAGAATCCATAGTCAAAAGTGCAGAATTACATTCTGAACTTAATGACACTATAAAAACAATGAGACAAGCAATTCTTGAACTTGCTGAAAGAGTTGAAAAATTAGAACAAAAAAATACTGGTAAAGACCACCTCTAATCTCTACCAGTATCCACCCGTTGTCCTAACACCAAAGGACAACATTACTATAACAAAATGGAATCTTTAAACAACACCACACCACACATAACGTCAGTTGATATTGACGAACAAGTGTATAGATCAGATCCAGCCATTGCTGCTTCTGATTTGAAATATGCCATAGATCATGGTCTTGAGGCTTTTAACATCTATAAGTATGGCAAAAACAATCCACCCAGAATTGCAACCCCAGCAATGAAGTTTGGATCTATGTGTCATAAGTTTGTTCTTGAGCCTCAACTTTTTCCTGTTTCTTATTGTTTATTAGACGATAAGAGAACAAAAGCTGGCAAAGCAACAGCATTAGCCATGCAAGAAAAAGGCATTGAAACTTTTACAACTCCAGAAATGGATACTCTTACTGGTATCTACAAGGCTCTTTGTAATAACGAATTTGCTAACAACTACATCATTCAAGATACTTTGAAAGACAGTAGAGGTTTAGCAGAACAATCTTACTGGTGGAAGCATAGACAAACAGGCTTGCAATGCAAATGTCGTTGTGACTATGTGATTGATGATATGGTCATTGATCTTAAAACCACAGGTGAAGGTGGTGCATCACCAGAGGCATTTACTAAAACAATAGCCTCGTTCAAATATTTTTTACAAGCTGCACATTATCTTCAAGGCACGGGCCAAAAGAGATTTATTTTTGTTGCTGTTGAGAAAGTATTTCCATATAGCGTGGGAGTTTACGAACTGTCACCTGACTTTATAGAACGTGGCTATGAGCTACAAGAACAAACCTTGTGTGACATCAAAAACGCCCAAGAGTCAGGCATTTGGTCAGGTTACAGTAACTATGAACCAGAGGGCATCAAAACACTTACACCCCCTAGATGGTTATGACATTTACTAAAGAACAAACAGAACAACTTAATCAACCCATTGATCCTAAAGTTGTTGCTTTTAGACAGCAAGGCAATATGCAACTTGCGTACTTGGAAAGCTGGTATGTAATTAATGAAGCAAACCGCATCTTTGGATTTGATGGTTGGCAGTCTGAGACAGTACAGCTTGATTGTGTGCAGAGTGATGACTTCTGTGTAACTTACATTGCAAAAGTCAGAGTGACTATAGGTGATGTAATTAGAGAAGGAGTTGGTGCTGGACATGGTAAAGGCAAAAGCGTCAATCTTGGAGACAAACATGAATCAGCAGTAAAAGAGGCTGAATCAGATGCAAGAAAGCGGGCGTTTATGCAGTTTGGTTCTCAGTTTGGCTTATCTCTGTATGACCGCACTAAAGCTTGGAAAAACCCAAAAAAAGACAGGACTCCAGTTTCTACTCAAAACCTTACAATTGTTGCCAAAGATGCAATCTTGAAAGCTAGCACCAGACAAAGACTTGATAAATGTGCTGAGTCTTTGGAAGTCCGTTACACTAATGGGCAAATACCGCAAAACGATTACAACGACCTTTGCGACCTAATCAAAACTAGAAAGGAGGTAATTAAAACATGACAGTAGCTGAAAGCCAATACTTCAGCACCGATCAATTAGCCAGAAGATATGGTATGCACCCAGACTCCATAAGAAGATGGCGGTACAAAGGTACAGGACCTGAGTACTATGAACTTCCTATCTTAGCTGTATCTTATGGCAATCCTAGAGTCAGATATGACCTTCATAAAGTCCTTGCTTGGGAAGAAGCAAACGGCATTACACCTATTGAACCCTTTTAATTATTATGGCTTACGAACCCTTTGAACCAGCTTTACCTATTCCTGTTAATTTTTCAGTACAGGACAACAAATATGAAGGTAAAGAAAAATACCCTAAAAAACTACGTTTATTTATTCCTTTGGAATCTGCTACAGAATTTGTTACTCACGTAATGAATATGGTAGAACAAAAAAAATATCATAAAACTGGAAAAGTATATGATATGCGAACAGGTGAAAGAGAAGAAGTTGAAGGTATTAACATTTATGGCAACGGAAAAGTCGGTAGTTTCGACACAGATGAATATGGTGCTTATGGCACTATAAACCCTAAAAAAGTAAAATTAGAAGCATCTGAAGCCACTGTGGATGTACCAGCAAACCAAGCTGAGTTATCTGCCTCTGAAGATGAACCCCCTTTTTGATTATGTATTTATTAACTTTTCCAAGCGATCCGTATGTTGGTCAGATTTTTTATCATCCGAAATCTGAAAGAACATATGAATTTTGCGAAACAACCAGAACAAACCATGAAACTGGAGAAGTTATTGAGTCTGCAATTTGGTTTGATATTACAGAAAAGGATTTAGTTCCTTAACTTAGAGGCATTAGCAATGGTCGTTCTATTTACTTAGTTCGAGGGAGCAGTCCAGAAGCACTCTGGTACACAACCTAGTAATAATCAAAGCTATGTAAGCCCTCAACTTAGAGGCATGACAACCTTTTTGAGTGAGGTGACAAGCTGCTCCTTTGAAAAAAGCACCATTGATGACTCTAGAATGGTTTTTGGGCTTTTTTTTTAAAGATGTTATGAGTTCCCTTCGAGGATATAAAGAGAGTCAACCCTGATACAGGTTTCCGTCTTTATATAAGCAAGTCAGTCTGTAAGACCTCTACTTCTTATTGAATATAACAAACTTCAAGCGATCCCAGAAGGTCGTTTTTTTCTTGCGTACTTTGCTTTCTAATCTCACAATATAAGCTTGTTGAGCAGCAATAAAATCAAGTGAAGTGCTTACAAAATGAGCTTGCTTTGCGTTTGTCTGTAATAGCTTTATTGCATAAGGCTTGAGTAATTCAATATCTTCCATGTTCTGTATAAACTGTATAGACTTTTGCACTTCAAACTCACCCTCAAGACTGTAGCTGCTAGTTAGTGCGTCAATTATATTTTTCATTTATGGAAAAAGTTGTTTTTCTAAAACGTCAACTGCACGATCATCTAATGTATTTGTGGTTTGTTTGCAGATAGCTCTAAGAAGATCTATCACTAATCTTTTTACAGCAGTCGTAGTAAAAAATTTTAGTAGTATTGGTTTTAAAATTTTAAGCATAATAATCTTGTGTTACTTTTCAAACATAACTAAAATGCTAGTATTAGACAAGATACTACGCTTCTATGGCAGAACAACCTAAACAAGAAAAAAAAGGTGTATGGTTCAAGCTTCAAGAAGCTGTACCAGATAGAGAAGAACAATTTGAATTTGTTTCACTTTTAGTGCGGCTTATTTTGTTGGGGTGGGCAACAGCAATGCTGTCATTATCGTACTTAGATTTGTCTAAATTAGGAATACCACAGCAAAAAATTGATCCTACATTTATTGCTTCGGTTTTTGTTGGACTTGCCAGCAGCTTTGGAGCTTCTATTACTCAAAAGGGTAAAGATAACGGCAGCAAACAACAAGGAAAAAGTGTAAAATCTGAATTACAAGAACTGTTAGGAACTACACAGCTTGTTAGGATTGATACTCCTATAAAATTAATAGTTGATCCTGATTCTTCCAAAAAATGAAAAAATTAATTATTCTCGCAGCATTACTTATGCCAGCTGCACAAGCTGACATGATCCACAAAATGACCAGTTCGACACAACTTACAGTGGATGGTGCTTATACCGTTGCTGAACGTGGTGCTACTTCATATAGTGTTTCAGGTTCAAATATAAAAGTTGCATCTGCTGACGATCATTTTGGTAAGTTAGTTGCACCAGCAAGTGCTACAGCAGCAGCTACTTTAGACGCAGGTACATATGACATTAACACAGCAGGGGCGGCCTTCAGTTTCCAAGAATCGGCCATTTATGGTGATGCTGCTTATGCTGTTGGATCTGGTGTGGACGTTTCCGCTGGTGTGATTAGTGACTTGCCTGTTTTTAGCAAGACAACAAGCTATTCTGGAGGGGTTGCTGGTAACTTAGCTGGTACTGTGACAAGTGCTGGAGTCTTAACAGTAACGGCTGGTGGAGCAGGGACTACAGGTATAGGTCAATTTGTCACTGAACTTTCAATATTGGATTAATGAAGTGGTTAGGTTTACTAATTTTATTTGTATCTAACCCACTGTATGCAATACCAGTTGTGCCTAATTTTTCGCAGGGTAGTAGTTTTTCAACGACAAGAACAACTACTAACATTACAGAACAGGTAAAAACTGTTGAATTTTCAGGTTCTACTTATAGCGTGACAGGATCGGGAGTTACCGCTGACGGTAACATAAATCCTAGTTACACTGACTTAGAAACCACCCTAAATGGTGATAAATATACATGGAAACAAATAGATCTAAACACACGCCCGAACTGGAGTTTACAGAAAAATGGACAAAGTTTTCAATTTACAGAGGTTTACAAACAGCCTTCAGTAAGTCGAATAACAGATCTAACAAGGCAAATCACAAGCGAAAGCGTCACAGAAACTACTACAGTCTTCTCGCAATAGCAAGTCTTTTTGGTCAGCCAGTTTTAGCAAATAATTCATCAACCGCAGCTCCCGTAGCCCAGTCTAGTTCATCGGTCTCAAATCAGGCAGTGCAGGTCTTGCAAGGCAATCTCATTGAGTCTCAATTTGGTGGTGGTATAGTTTGCCAAAACTCAATGCTTACTATTTCTCCTTTTGTAACTACCACCTATAATCAAAAGAGGCCTCAAGACTTACGGTACGACACTCCTGTTTATAACATGGCTATGGATGAC